CGCCAAGCAACAAGCTGAATTGGATGCCGAAGGATTGACCGCCGAACAAAAGACCGCCATTGAAGAAAAGTTCGCAAAACAAAAATTTGCGGTTCAACTTGATGCGTTCAACAAGGAAGACAAAATCAATCGTGCGAAATTTAATCGTGACAAAGCGATCAAGCTTGCGCAAGTCGGAATGGACACCGCAACGGCAATCGTGAAAGGAATCGCACAATTCGGGCCGCCACCTTCGCCGGGTGGTATTGCTGCAATCGCATCGGCCGGAATTATTGGAGTGACGCAAGCGCTCGCCATTGCAAATCAAAAATACCAGGGCGGAACTGCGCCGACAATGCCGAGCGTTTCCGGTGGTGGTGGTGGTGAATCAATGGCCGGATCAAGCGGTTCTTCGTTTACGGCATCGACGCCAACAACATCGACGTCAACAAATGGACTTCTTCAAGATGCACAAACGGCATCGACACCGGTTCAAGTTTTTGTTTTGGAAAATGACATTTCATCTACTCAAAACAAGGTGGCCGTTCAAGAACAAAAGTCAAGTTTTTGATCCACAAACCGCCGTTTGAATTTATGAATTCATCCGATGAAGAAAAGCATCCGTAATCGCGAAGGAAGGTTTCGGCCTTCGCAACGTCACCGGTTGAAAGCTTCAAGTTTGTTCCAGGTCGAATATTTTTCGGAAGGTTGGAATTTAGATAAATTGATTTAATGAAATGGTTGTCACTTTGCCAATTTACTTTTGAAAATGTTTTGATTAATTTTTTCGAATCAATTAAGACCGGCGAATGTGTTTCGAAATTGTAAATTGAATGACCAAAGTATTGCAAGAATTCAATTGTATTTTTGCAAGCGATTTGATAATGTCCTGGATGTTTTGGATTGATAATTAATTCACCGTTATAAATTGGAACATCGGCGCGAAGCTTCGGAGTGACAAAGAAGTCATCGTTCATGTAAATGAATTTACCGCCGATTGTATTGGCAAAGGTTAAAATCTTATTAGTGACATCGACACCGCGAATGTTGGAAAAGACCGGACAAGGAATATTTTGAACGCCTTCGATTTCGTCACCAATTGTGAAAATCTTTGCCAGGGGAAAAGACATTCGAATCCAACGGATTGATTGAATCAATTCAAAATCGGATGTTCGTTTTTTATAAGGAAATACAAAAGTCATCGAACAAAAATACATAATATAATATGAACAAAGAAATTCCAACTTACGAAATCTCGATTGACCTGAACGATCAAGAAACAACCGTTTCATTTAATTCACTTGTTTCAATGCCGGCGCATGAAAAAAACTTCATGACCTTTTCAAAACAAGTTAAATTTGAATTTAACGATGAAGAACAAGTGATCACCGGAATTGCTATTTCGGCCGATACGCCAATATATCGATTCGACCAAGAAACCGGCGAAGAATATTATGTTGTATTCACAAAGCAATCAATCAAAGATATTATTTTTGATTATGCAAGGAAAGACAATTTCAACAACGTAAATTTGGAACACAATCCGAATCGAATCGTCAAATCAATCTTTATGATTCATTCTTATCAAATCGACGCGGCAAAAGGATTCACCGCACCGGAAAGATTCAAGGACGCAAACGACGGATCGTGGATTGTATCTTATAAAGTGACCGACAAAGAATTGTTTGACAAAGCAAAGAACGGCGAATTCAACGGATTCTCGATTGAAGGAGTTTTCAATTTGATTGACACGAAAGAAGAACAAGAAATGTCGCTAATTTTCACCGAATTATTAAAATTAAAATTACAAATCAATGGATAATTATAAACTTGTATTGAATTCATTACAAAATTACGTTGCAAAAAAAGCGATTGTAAACAAATCAATGATTAAAAATGAATTCTTGGTCAAAGAAATGAATGAAATACAAAGTAAAATTGAAGCGAATGACTTGATCGTTGAAAATAATAAAATTTCAATAAGCGAAATAAATGCTTTGAGAAGAAATGCCGTTGAAATCTTAATGAATAAAGCAACAAGCGAAATGCAAAGAAATAAAATCAATCAATTTTTAAGACAAATCACGAACAATTAAACATAATAGATATAAACACAAATAAAAATGAACAAGAATTTTAAAAAAGTAATGGACTTAATTGCTGAAATGAAACAATCATTCGCAAAAGCTTCACAAAAATTCGATCAAGCTACTTTAATAGACGGAACAATCGTTGAATTTGACATCTTTGAAGTTGGTCAACCGCTTTTCGTAGTTACGGAAACGGAAACAATTCCCGCACCGGAAGGAACGCACGCTTTGAGCGGTGATCTTGAAGGCGTTTCGGTTGTTGTTGATGCCAACGGAATCATTGTTGAAATAATTGACGAAAGAGCAATGGACGAAGTTCCAGTTGTCGAAGAAGTTGTTGCCGAAGCAATGTCAATCGAAAAGGTTGAAAACATAATCAATGCAAAATTAGAATCATTCGCAACAAGCATCGAAGCGGTTGCCGAAATGATGAAAGTTATTGCCGATTCAAACAACAATTTGTCGAATGAAATCGCGACGTTGAAAGGTGAATTCGAAACCTTCAAGTCCGCACCGACGAATAACACAAATGAAGGCGAGAAATTCGCAAAAGTTGGCAACTTGACCGCCAAACAACAATGGTTAAAATATAATAAAAATAAATAAAATGTCACTAAAAAAATACCTTAAAACATCATTTGATTATGATGTATCCGCATTATCGCCGTACACCGACGAAATTCGCGAAGACTTAATTGTTCGTTCCGTAACGGAAGCCGAAACTTTAAAGTATATTGCTATCCAACAAGGAATCAAAGGAAGCGAAGCGCTTAACTTATTAGACGATTCAATCGTTTATCAAACCGGCGATTGTACAATGACACCGAATGGCGACACCGTATTCACACAACGTGATATCAACGTTGAAACAATCGGTTACATGAAACAATTTTGTCAAAAAGACCTTGCCGGATTTTGGGCGCAAATCGCGTTAACACCTGGCGCAATGGCCGAAGACAAAACACTTCCTTTCGAAGCGCAAATTACTGATTATTTATTGAAACTTCATGCGAGAGAATTAGACAAGTTAATTTGGAATGGTAATAAATTGACCGGTTCTGGAAACCTTGCATTCATGAACGGATTTAGACAATTTTTGACAACGGCGAATGGTTGTGTCAATTTGAATACTTCATCAACGGCAGCGATTACAGTTTCAAACGCTTACGATGTATTTTATGAAGCATTCACTAACACACCGGCGAACGTTGCCGAAGGCGAAGAATTCATTTGCATGACTGGTCGTGAAAATTTCAACTTGTTGTTGAAGAATCTTGTTGACTTAAACTTGTATTCTTTCAATCCAGGAGAATTCGCAACAATGAACGAATTATTATTACCAGGTTCAAACATGCGAGTTGTTAAAGTAAACGGATTGAACGGAGTTGATAATATATTCACCGGAAGATCAAGTCACTTTGTATTCGGAACGGATTTATCTTCGGATTTCGAATCTTACGATCTTTGGTATTCTTTCGACGACGATGTAATTTATTTACGATCTAAATTCCGCGCTGGCGTTCAAGTTCCTTTCTTGAATCAAATCGGAGTTTGGAACGGAACATCTTCACCGAGCTAATTAAATAAATTATAAACAACGACGGCCGGGCAACCGGCCTTCATTAAAAAAATAGAAAAATGAGTTTATGTGATATGATCGCCGGCTATAATGACCGGACATGTACAAACGGAAAAGGCGGAATCAAGTCGGTTCTATTGTTCCCATTGGGCGCAATGTCCGGCGCGGTTATTACCGCTAACGAAGTAACGGCCTTGACCGTTGCCGGTGAAACATTCCTTTACAAGTTGAAAAGCAATTTGTCAAGCTACACCGCACCGATTAAAGTTGACAAGAACAACGGAACATTGTTTTATGAGCATTCATTATCAATGATCCTGGCGTCCGACAACAAAGAATTAAGAAGTGAAATTCACTTGCTTGCACAAAATGAAGTTGTTTGTTTGGTTGAAAATGCTGACGGAACAATTGTTGCGCTTGGATTCGGCGAAGGACTTCAAATCGCGGATGCGAATGAATACACTTCCGGCGTTCTTAAAGGCGACCGACGTGGACATGTAATCGTTCTTAATGGAATGGAAAACGACGAAGTCCCTGACGTTGATCCGGCTGTTTACGCAACCTTGTTATTACAACAATCACCGATTATTTAAGAAGTTTAGTTTGGTTAATTTAAAGAG